CGAGGTTCCAGGCCAACTGCCTGACACGTACTTTGTCTTCTTAGGAGCATTGCCATGAGAAAGCGTTCGAAGCAATACATGCAGGGACTACTCGACGGGATCTTATTTGGCTTCCTCGATCGGCGTAAGCTGACCGGGGAGGTTAATTTAAGTCCTGAAGACGAAGCACTGTATGAATGGCTCCGCGACGCTGTTATCGAGGCAATTGTCTCTGATGACGACGAAGTGGTGTCAGTGTCAGTACGACCTGGAACTCGGGAGGTTATACGAGCTCCGGCCAATCCCCGACGTAGAGAAGGGGTCTGGGCGTTGCTCGACCGCGCACGTTTAATCAAAAGGAGATAACTGATTGACGAAGCATCTACGAGGCCGCCCTTGCCTCTTTAAAAGGGCAATGGCGGTTCTAGTGATGCTAGTCGCACTGTCAGAGTTCTCACTCCAACAGTGTTTATCAGTTGATCCTATGAACGAGTGCGTGGCGCTCAGTCTCGCTGGGCTTTTAAAAGTCATGAATAAGGTGATTCCTTAAACATGGCTGATGAAGCTACTGCGGTACAGAAGAGAGATCTTGCTCTGAGCCATGCTGGCTATCAACCTTCCGTTGTTAAGGAAGGCGAATATGTTGCGTGGGTCGTGAACAAAGCCGGTCGGCAGGCTTTCGTCTCATCTGAGTTTGCGGTTGGCCAAAAGCCGTATCGCGTTCCTCTTGAGACGATATTCCTGCCGAATGACGATGCTCATTCCCTTACGCTTCATATCGTCTACTCCCGATACTTCTGGGGTAGGAAGCCAGTTAGAGTGATCTTTAGGGCGAAGTTTAGGGTCCGGTTAGTAACATCCGGCGCCTTAATCTTCTCTCCATCGTTCACTCTAGATCTCCCGAAGTTCGTGCGATTAGCGCGACTTTCGGTCTTCGAGCGCGTTTTGCGCCCGAAGGGTTCGAGTTTCAATCGTTCTTCGAACGTTCGGCCCAGTCCGGAGGTCAAAACATCCTCCGTGTACTCGGTTCGTTGGCGTGAGGGGCTTGGCTTCGATTCAGAATCCAATATCCCTTACGACACCTATCGTCGTACATGGTCGGGGTCGCGAACTCCCGGGTTTCGAACGCTGAAGAAGCGCGCGTTACCGGTTAATCCGCACCACGTGCTTTTAGTCACTCAAAATCGTTCTTCTATGTATGCCGAAAAGAGTATTCCTACTCTTCCAGGTAACCGTAGTTGGACATTGGGTGACTTTTGCGATTGGGCCTCATTACACCTGCCTCGAACAGTTAGTCATGATGATAACTGTACGAATCTTGCTGTGAAGCGTGTTATTCAACGCACCGAGAGTGGTATTGAAGGTAATATCGCTCAAGATGTTGTGCAGCTTGGCCAGACGGTTCGTGTCATTACTGACGCTGCCGAACGGATCACCACTGCTGTTCATGCTACGAGGAAAGGTAATATCCCCGTTGCCGTTGACGTTTTGTGGCATGGTCGATCACCGAAATTCAAGAAGGGCAAGGAACCGGATCATGGTGCGACGGCGGCCAATAATTGGCTGGCGCTGCAATATGGTTGGAAGCCTCTCCTTCAAGATATCCAAGGATCGATGGAAGCGTTGGCTCGACTAAATCTTGCCGATAGCTCCGTTCGCGAGGTAACAGCGTCTGCGAAGATGCGCACGCATTTGAAAGAAGACATAACTGATGATCTATATCACACCACGACGATCGGGCATCTTTCTATTGTCCAGGAGTCAAGGTGTAAGATAGGTCTGAAGTATCGTGTCGAAAATCACCTGCGGGCGTTTCTAGCACAGACGGGTTTCACAAATCCCATAAATCTTGCATGGGAGGTTCTTCCATATTCTTTCGTTGTTGACTGGTTTCTACCCATTGGACCCTACCTCGAGAGCTTAACTGCTTTCGACGGATTAGAGTTCTGGGAAGGTTACCAGACCAATTTTACGAGACAGAATATTTTTGGTGTTGCCGACTTCACGGGCACTCTGGCACCATACGCTGTGGTATACAAGGGCGAGTACTCTTCTGAGACGGTGAAACTTGATCGAGAGAAGTTATTTACTTTCCCTCGGTTAAGCTATCCGAAGCTTAAGAATCCTTTCTCTGTAGACCATAGCCTGAATGCCATTGCGCTTATGCGTAGTGCATTTAAGTGAGGTCGTAAGCGAGACGACATCTCCGTAGTTAAACTAGGATTAATTATGAGCGCATTCGCTCAAGTAAAGACGTCAACATCGGTCAGTGATACTCTTTTGACAACGAGTGCCACTGTCGCTACTGACGCCACGTTTGACCCTGTGGGGTATGTTGCCCCTGGTGTTGCACGATGGGAGAACCGTTCGGGTGGTATTCCGGTCGGTTTCCCTACTCTCCACATGAGTGTACGCCCGCCGTCAAAAACGTCGCGCTTATACAAAGTGGTGAGCAAACTCGCCATCCCGACGCTCGAGCAGACAAGTGCTTCCACCTCTACTGGTATTCAACCAGCACCGGTGAAGGCCTATGACTGCCAGGCGATCCTGGAAGTCCTGTTGCCCGAGAGGAGCACGCTGGCTGAAAGAGCGATTTTGCTCAATCAGCTCGTGTCCCTCCTGTTCAACACGATCACGGCCAGCGACGGTTCGCCTAGTACTGATACGGCGACTCCGATGCGTGCCGCGATCTTGAATTTTGAGCGGCCTTACTAACCGCTTTTAACTCAGGAGTTCCAGATGGTAGCCAGATCTTCTAAGAAGTCGGGTACCCAGTTCCTTAAGGGATTGGGAAGTTATCGTGTACCAACGGGAGCAACTTCCGCGGCCATTGAGTCTTTTCTTCATTCGCTGGATAATCCCAGAGCGTTAACTGTTTGGCTGTTGTGGAAACACAACGAGCACAAGCAGTTAGCTGACCTTGAGTTTATTCCATCGCACTACGATAACCATCGGAGTGCGGGCGATGCTTACGCTGCTACATGTTTCCTGTCAAAATACAAGGATTTGTCCTTGGACTATGATAAGAGTCAGGTAGCATTGCAGAAATTCGAGGAATTCGAATCTCTGTGTAAGACTACGAATAGTCGCTTTCGGAATCTGCTGTGTGATCCTTTATACAAGGGTCATACCGTGTGGCTGCATCACGCAGTTACTCGTAAAATTGCAGATATCCTCGGTGATTATTCGGCTGAAGAAGTCTTCTCAATGTGTGACTGGGGTCCTGGCGCTTCGACGCTTATTCGGCGAAGAGACGCTAGTTCAGTCAATAAGTTCCAGTGTGAAACTGGGATAACACGGGACCTCTTCGACCTTATCCCAATGAAGCTTCTAGAGGAAGTTTATCCCCTCTGGTCGACTCATCTTATATCTAAAGGGTTTCCAACCTTTCAGACAGGGAATAAGGTCGTTACTGTGCCGAAGAATGCTAAAACTGATCGAGTTATCGCCATTGAGCCTGGAGTCAATCTTTGGTTCCAGAAATCTCTTGGCGACATGATCGGTCGTAGACTTCTTCGTCGTGGCATCGACTTACGCTATCAGATCCATAATCAGCGGTTGGCAAGATCTGGTTCCAAATCAGATCATTTAGCAACTGTTGATATGTCGTCTGCTAGCGATTCTATCTCGCTTGAGGTCGTCAGGGAATTGCTTCCTCCCCGATGGTTCTCTTTGCTTGATAGTTGTCGGAGTCACTTCGGTGTTCAAAGCGGGACTCAGAGGAAATGGGAAAAGTTCTCCAGTATGGGGAATGGATTCACTTTCCAGCTTGAGTCGTTGATATTCTACGCAGTTGCACTATGCTGCGCTGAGTTTCAACAAGTAGAAGGACGCTTTAATTATTCACAAGTGTCAGTCTACGGCGATGACGTTATTATTCCGTCATCGAGCTTTGAACTCTTCTCCGAGATGGTGGCTTTCTACGGCTTTCGTATTAACTATTCGAAGAGCTTTCATTGTTCTCCGTTTAGAGAAAGCTGTGGAGCCCACTTCTTCTCGGGCTTTGATATCAAACCGGTCTATCTTAAAGATAGACTGTCATCTGTTCTAGCGATCTATCGCCTAGCAAACGCGGTAAGGAGATTGAGTCACCGACGATGCGCAAGCATGGCCTGTGACTCTTCTTTCCGAGCTACGTTTGAGCTCCTCGTGCACTTGGTACCCGTAGGCTTACGCCTGCGGATCCCAGAGACACTCGGAGATGGTGGGTTCATTTCAAACTTCGATGAATCCACCCCTAGCCGTCATTCGTCCTCGAAACTCTTCGTAGAAGGGTATCTTGTGCCGAATGTGGTAGAGGTAAGTAAAACTTACCAAGATGATAGGTTAGGCTATCTTTTAGCCTCCCTATGGTCCTTGTCAAAGCGACAGGTTATTGACTCTCGTCATGATCCTGCCGAAGACCGAACTATGCTCGAAGCGATCGATAATCTGACCCTTGAAATGTCTTCCTTGGAGCGTAACTCCGTTCCTCGGAAGATGGATCTTAAGGTCAAGTTATCGAAGAGCGTAGTCCAGCAGTGGTACGACTTAGGGCCATGGGTCTAATCAACCCAGAATCCGATCGTCGTATTGAAGAGGTTGCCGTAGCTTTAGGCTACGGCTTTTCCGGGCCTTAGTAAGGCTTCGGTGGAGAGGTTTTACCTCACCAAGTGGGAGTAAGCGC